TTCCTTTTCGTGAACCATCTGATTCTTTAACATATCATTCTCTGCACGAGCATAATCGACCATTTGGTCTCTATACTCATCCATAGATTCTTTATATTTAAAGGAATCAGAATTAGGATCTGAATAGGCATCAAGAGCATCGTAATTACTTGGCTTTGTAGGTTTCTCTGGTTGCTTCAATGAAGTCTCTTGGTCTCCTTGCGGCTGACCTTGAGGTTGTCCATTGGAAAGAGAGTTTTCAACATTGTCTAAAACATTTGGATTTGATTTCACATAACGGGCAATAGGTGCAATATCTTGGATATCTCCATATTTTGCCTGTAATTCATCAACCGATTCAACTCCAAAGTTTTCCAGAACAGTGCTTAGCTCCTTGGACCTTATATCCGCCTGACTTTGCCAGTATTGATACTGGTTTTGATCTTCTTTAGGCGCATCAGAATCTACTGACTGCGCCTCTTGTTGTATTGGGTCACCAGCAGGTTCAACGGGTAATTCCGTTTCCTGTGGATCTGTTTCCATTAGCTCAGCAAAAGGGTCGGAACCAGTATCATCCATAATTGACTCAGGTTGAGCAGCAAAAGGATCCATATCATTAGGATTTGCTGTTTCCTGAGAAACTTCTTCAGTTACTGGTTGTTGTTCTTCTACTTGGGCTTCTTGGGGTCTTGCTTCTTCGCTCATTTGCGATCTCCTTTTTCAGGTTTAACCGACTGTTTTTGCATAGCAAGAGTGTCTTTTAATCGCGCGTCAAACAAGCTAGTAGCAGCTTGAGCTTTGCTCGATTGGTCAGACAAATCTGATTTAAACTTCTCAACTTCTAAGCGTTTCCTTGCCCCAACAGTTTCTCTATCTGCTGTTTGAAGGTCGCCTTTTAAGCCTTTAATCTCTTCTTCTTGCTGGGCTACCTGTTGTTGTAACATCTTTATAGTATTCATTCTTTCAAGAACACCTTCTATGTCAACAACTTCGGTTTTCTTAAGTGTTTCTACTTGGTCTATTAGCCCCTTTTCGTACATTTGCATGTAGAATTCAAATTGTGCCCATCTATTAGATGGTAAGGTAGAACCTGTTACGACAACTATATCGTAAGCACCTGTGGTAATATCATTGATTCTACCAGTTAAGTCTTCATTATTATAATTAAATTTAGTTTCTTTGATCAGTCCTGAAGGCTGAACGAGTCTGATAACCTTTTCTTCTGTATATATTTGTTGCATTAGAGGAATCGTGACTTTAGCCAACTGGTTCAGGACTGATTCAAGATCATCTTGTCGGGATTTTATTCGTCTTTGGCCATATTCATCTATGGCAATCGTACCTCTATAGGTGCTGGGTGCTCCTTGGCTACCCCCTTGCATTAACTCAAAAATCCCAAATCCATACTCAAGATCATGCTTTGCATCCGCTTCGTTTTTATATAACTCATTCGGAAGTGGAATTGGTCCAGCGACAACAGGAGCGCCAAGCTCCCCGTCAAATTCTATAACAGCAGTACCTGCTCTACCCCATTCTTGCTCAATTTCTTTTTTATTTACAGCCCCTCTTGGTATTAATAGCTTTACATTTGTGCTTGTAGATGCATGAGCAACTATTAAGCTTCTAATTTTATTAATATATTCTTGTAACGGTCTATATATACGGACATCGCTCTCAGGAAATGGGTTTCTATTATGAACATTCATCATAGTTACAATAGGGTAATCTTCAACAGGGAGAATCCGTGTATAAAGTAGTGCGCTTCCAACAGAAACAATCATTTGAACTCTATTACGAGAAATCTTATTCGACATAATAATATCTTTGTCTATTAATTGCTGCTTTGGTATGATATTTATTTCTACAGTACTATTTGGAATCGCTCCTTGCATTTCCATCCCTGGTTGCATAACAGGTTGTCCTGTCTGTGGATCCATTGTCATATGAAAATAACCATTACCAGCTTCATCAATAGCCATGTATTCTTCTACTTCCAGCAAATCTGTCACATATGTTATTTCTCCCTGAATAGGAAGAAGTTCTATTGCTGGTTCATTACGATATTTTTGATACTCTTCGTTTGTATATAATGCTTGATATTTAGTAGTCGTATCATAGATTTTATAGACATCTTGTTTAATTCTTGTATAACGCTCTATGTATTCACGCTTCTTATGATGAGCATTGTCCTGAGTGTCTAGATCTCCAGTCATTATTTGACCATCTAACTTCTCTAAAGAAGTTCTCGGATATCTCACATGGTCAGATACTTCTGCATTTTCAATTTTACTTTTATACTCAGGCCATTGTTTAAATGCTTCTTCATCTGTCATAAGCCTAGCAACAATAATAGAAGCCGCGTCTCTGCAAAAAGGATCCCTAGCATTAGGATCTATGTAAACATCTAATGGGTATAAGGCTTTTAATATAACTTCACCATTACCCATATCAGCGTTTGGATCTTGATAAGCTTGCAGAACTCCCATACCACCAACGTAATAATCATCAATCATTCTCTTTAGCTCAACCTCAGCAGCACTAATATCAAACATCCATTGGAAAAGGGATGAGAATACATCAGCGACCTTTCGGTCGCTATCTTCCCTAGCTGTTGCTCTGAATTCTGGCTTACGAGATGTAAGCATAGCCTTTGCAGTTTCTACTGCTGGATGAATACGATTAACTACAATAGGAGTTTGTCCGCGCTTTTTAAGTTGATTAACTTGATTAGCGCTCCATTGAACACCATTTCTAAATTCTTCAGCTTCTCTGAACTTGGTAGCCCATTCATTACGCATATTCATATAATGCTCGAGTAGCTCTAATGATTTTATAACCTCAGGATGTACTGTCTGGTCGTTTGGAACAGATCCTTCCTTGTAACCAAGCATGTCCTTCATCTTACCAGACATAAGGATTGACTGTTTTTTCTTGTTATAACTAGCAGGCATTACTTAATTGATTTAAACGACTCCACTTAAAGTAAAGTTCCAAAGGATTCGTGTATTTGTATAAAAAATTTATAAAACTGCCCAATCAAAGTACTGCGCTGGCTGATTAGCTTCTGGCTTTGCTACCTCATCTGTAGACTTTATATATGGTCTATATAGATTCAGCATTGCATAGTATAATGCATCAAGTAAGTCATCATGCTTCCCTCGTGGATACATTAATAATTCAGCTCGAAGTTCTTCCATTCCCTTTTTCAAATGCACCTTCCTATTAAAAAAATAAGGTTCCATTGTTTCTAGGCGAACTGATTTATTAGTACGAGGATTTATCTTCTTCTCAAGACCTACAATGTATCTCTCTTGATTGCGAAGATAATCTCTAAGCATTTCTTGATAACCAACGCTCTCTATATGAGTACGTTTAGGATTATACTTTTTATGCTGAGTTAGTATTGCCTCTGCTAAGGCCATTGGCTTGGCATGTTTTCGGTAATATGGAAGTACATATCTATTATTATCCGCGTCTACTGCAATTGTAACTATTGTGGAATAGTCAGCAGTTTGTTTTGTTGATGAAGCTGGGTCAACACCCATAAATACATATACAGGTAATTGCTTAGGCTTCTTACGTTTGACGCCATTTATCTCCGTAATGTTAAGTATATGGTATTCTTCGTCGCCCTCTAATAAAAAACCATCCCACCATTGAATATATTCTTCTTTAAAGAGCTGATCCTCATCACCAACAACTTCGCATTGGTATTCTCTATAAAAAACAGACAATCTGTTTATAGATTCTAATTCTTCTTTTTTATTATTTAGTGCCTTCACACTCCACTGTTCAGGCCATAATGCTTTTTTACCATCATCGGTTAACGCTTGGTATTTAAAGGTCTTCCAACCCTTCATAGATGCAAGTGTCTCAATCATACAAGTTTCATGCTGTGGAGTACCAATCACAACAATCCTTCCTCTTTTTGCATCAAGTGAAGGTTCGCAACCCTGTAGTAACCATCTGAGGTTATATTCCATCGCTTCTTTTGTTTTGGTATTATTTTCATCTTCAGGGTCATCTAATATAAAAAGAGTTGGACGTTGGTTTCCATGTTTTAATCCACGAACCTGTTGTCCAGTACCTTTGCACACAATAATTGTATTATCTTTTAATACTACTCTATCCTTTGTCCATACTTTTGCTGAGTGTTGTCCGTAGTATCCAAATATAGAACGCAATTCTAAAGAATAATCTAAAACGTCCTTTATAGACTGAAGCATGTCAATAGCGTGCCCTTGTGTCTTACTACAGAGAACGATAAACTTAGGACCATCATCAAAAAATATATGATGGATAGGAAATACACAACCAGCTATACTACTCTTAGCATGGCCTCTTGGTGCTATAATATTTAATTTTGTTACCTCTTTGTCTAAAAAAGACTTCGTCATATCAGCATGGAAAGGAGGAGACGGTACAGTAAACATATTTGGCATAGTGATCTTACCAAATTGAAGCATATCTTTCGACATGGCTTTTATAATATCTTTACGAACTGTCTTAGCTTCTGCCATATATTCTCGTTTTAGGCAATAACAGCCATTTATTAGTATTAGACTTTAAAGACATCTTTTTGTTAATATTCTCATATTGCTTTGAGATGCTAATATGCACTACAGGATGCGTCTTTCTCATTTTTTTAGCTTAGGTGTGACATCATCCGCAGGATCTAATGCCATTGCATCCTGAATTCGCTCTAATGAGCTCAATTCTGTATCAAATGTGTCTTTTGCCTCATTCTTAGCATCCATCTTTAAAATTTTTACAAAATTTTCTGCTGCCCTTAACATATTAGAAGCATCATTCTTCTCTTTCGCTACCATATGAGCATCATTGATCATATCAACAACGGTTCCCTCATCAATTCCCTTTTCAGTGAATACTTCTCTTAATTCTTTATCTATCATTTCCTTCACATACTCCTTTTTTAGTAGTGCCCGTGCCTTTATCTCATGATTCTTCTTATCCCCAAAGACTTTCCCTAATATCTTATAGTCAATACTGCCATTTACAAGCTGAGAAACATAAACCTTTACAAAATCTTTATACTTCTTCTTACCCTTATAAGTTTCCCATGGCTGTTTAGATGATGTCATGGTATAACTCTCTGAATCTCTACGAGGTGAGTACTCACACTTACCATATTTGGTAGATGGAGTATACCAAAACTGTCCAAACGAGAAAACTATATTGTCTTTCTCCTTATATTGTCGTTTATCTGTACATTCTCCGACCCATCCGTCGTCTGTGAGTCCCCATTGCCCTGGTTCCACGGTACGCCAATCGACGAACTGTACGTCCCGCTCTTCGGCTTCGGTTCTGGTGTAGACGTAGTACTCTCGTTCGATGTATTCTCTTCTGTCACCTTTTTTTAGCCTTCCGTTTTTGAGATGTTTTCTTCTTATTATATCCACTACTGGACTTCTTCGTAGTCTTTCGGTACTTCATACGGCTTTTCTATCTTATCTAGATCGTTATAAAATGAGTTATCGTCATAATCACCATCAGTAGCAATTACGTCCATTGTAAAATAATTGAGAGGTGGAGCCAGCTCAGAGGTAGAGATCCTGGCTGGCTCCGTTCGAGGTAGAAAAGGCTTTCTACTTAGAAAATTCTTCAATACCCTAACAAGACTATTAGTACTAAGTCTTAAATGCCCTAGCATTTAAGACTACTTATGCAATAAGTACTTAGTACTATAAGAGTATTAGTACTATTAGTCACTCATCACCTTGTTTAGAAGATATATCGCTAAAATTTAATAAAGGATCATTAAGTCTTTTGGGAGACTGTATCCACTTTTTATATGCTTTTAATGTATTCATCATTTTACGCCTTGCGTTATTGGATCGTTTCCTTCGATGGTGCTTACTTACTGGCATATTGTATCATAACTACAATAAAATATAATAACGTGTTAAGAGCTATCGCTATTGAGGCTATCCATGCTGGTGCTACAAAGCTATTATACTTATCACTGGCTTTAACGTAAATCGGTTCGACATTGTTCCAACTGACCGTTCTCTGCGATTTAACATTTGTAGCCATAAGTTCAAGTTAAGCTTTAAATAGTGATTAATCAAAGCAGATTTTCTAAAATTTTATCTAGAATGTGCGTACATGATATATACTCATCCTACCCCCGTTGATACATTGGTTGCACCCACTGATTTACGTTGAAAATTGGTGGTATGTAACATTACAAAGGCAGGTGGCGCATGCCTCAACGGCTGTAGTCTGTGCCCCTGTAAACTTATGTTATCAATTAATGGTAACATTAACTAAATCGTAGTAATAACTACAGAAAGAGGTTAAACATATGTTTGAACTAATCATCAGCTTTATTGAGATATTAGGTAAAGGCTCTAATAAGAAGTACGAGACAGTGGAAGTCACACCAGAAGACCTTAGTACTAATCTCAATAAATCTATCAAAGCTATCAATGTTTCAGATAAAGCAGAAATCGTTATACCTGCTAAGTTCATTGATGAGCAGTATGATGAATGTTATTCCATGTTAGAGGAATTGAAAGCTTTCTCTAAAACAGATAGTGCTCTTGTTGAATTCAAAGGCAATATCTCAGAGAGGACATTCGAGGAATCAGGTGATGTGGCATTGAGCTTGTATCGTGTACCAAAGTTTGGTATTACCTTAGACGCTCTGAAATCTGCCTTATCTTCAACTTCAACTCAATAGTAGGAAAAGTCAATCGATTGCATTGTGCAGTCATTGGCTTTTTACTAACTAGATCTGTCTTAATGTATCGGTTTTACCCTACATTATAATTAATCACTCTATACTATAAGTGATTAAGACAATATCGTAGATGGTACAGATATTCAATGATTGAGCCAAGCCTTTAAACTACCTTACTATGGCCGAAAGTAAGTAAGGCTCAATCATATATTTAGCGGTGGAGGATTGGTATCCTATCTGGTCTCATAAGCCAGACTTCGTAAGTTCGATTCTTACCCCCGCTACAAGTATTTTATTAACCAAACACGGGAGGCATTATGCCTAAATCAAAAGAGATTGTTATTAGTCGTAACAAGAAAATGGAAATGGTTGTTATTAAAACACCATCAGGTTTAACCAATAGAAAGGGCGAACCTGGAATGAACAGTAAAACAGTTCACCGTAAAACTAAATCAAAGAATAAAGTAAAGGAGTCTAGTAATGATTGAAATGAACAATACCCCCGATACTATAATATGTGATCTTGATGGTACATTAGCAATTAATAATCACGGTAGAGACTACTTTAACGCAAAAGACTGTGAAAAAGACGCAGTGAATTTAGCTGTATTAACTGTTTTACGCTGGGCTTTAGATGATAATAAAACTATTATCTTTGTATCTGGTCGTGAAGAAAGATTTAGAGAACCAACTGAAAGATGGTTAGCTAAATTTCTTTTGCATGACTATGATCTATTTATGCGAGAAGATAAAGATAATAGGCGTGACCATATCGTAAAAGAGGAAATCTATAAGAAAAACATCTTACCTTTTAATAATGACATATTATTCGTTCTGGATGATAGAAACTCTAAGAAATCTCCAGTAGTTGATATGTGGAGAAAACAGGGTTTAAGATGTTTTCAAGTAGCAGAAGGTAACTTCTAATGAAAAACAGAAGATATGTTTATGACGCTATTATATTTATAGTATTTAATACTATCAAATACACAATAATAATGTTAGGGATAGCAACCGTTATATGGTTGCTATTCTCTAATGTTTAGGCAGACAATATACTACCCAAGATGGAAACAGCGTGAATGGAAGGAATGGGTAGCATCTAAATATGGTAAAGATTCAGATTTATATCAAAACTTTACTATTAAAAGAAGTATAGCTGTCTACCGTAATAATGCAATAAAAGCATTAGGACTGGAGAGTAATGGGAAGCCATAAAAAACAGTTGATTGAAGAGGAAGAAATGGGCATTTTTCGTGAAGAAGAAGGTCCATCTTCCTCTGATTCAACAAATGAATCAGAATGTGATGAAATTTACGAGCACCCTCAAAGTAGGGATACTAGGGACTATGTTATAAATACAAAGGCATGACTCAAAAAATTAAATGAGAAATAGTCATTGTAAATGTAGAACCCGTGAAACTCTCTATCTCTGATTATTTCTTTGTAACATTGTTGAGACATCATACAAGTTCCTTAGTTAGTTACTAACAGGTGTCGTACTGGAGAGGTTTAACTTCTCATTAACAGGGCAATGTGAAATGCAGATGAGGTCTCCGCGGATTAAAAGTGTGTGTTTAGCACCACCTCATCTGTTAGATTTATATTTGATTAAGACACCGAGTGAGTTAAAGCATGCGTAATAATATCTGTATGTATCGTGATATTGCTTTAATAAAATATGTTGATCCCGATCTATAAACGCACGCGGTTGACCTGGATTACTTAATAACAGATAATATGTAGGTTATTACTTGTCTAGTAGGGACTAAACTTAATCAAACTTTGAACCTCTAAAGCCCTAATAAAAATGACTTGCGAGCATCAATTTATTAGGGTCTCGGAGAGAACCGAGCTATCCACAGATTCGCGGTCTAAGGTTGACATTGTCGTAAAACATCAATCTCAGAGGTTCAAAACTTTATTAGTGCTCGGTTGTTCTTGTCACGGCCGTGATGGGACAGTGAGTAAAAACACCAACGCTGAGCGCTATTTTTATTTAAGAAGATTTTTCTAACCAACACGGGAGGTAGACTATGTCTTTACCTAAGAAACCTGTTAAATCAGGTAACCAAAAAGCTCTAGTTCGTTATGTAGACCAACGTGGCGTGATTCAATCCGTCAATGTAACTATGCGAACAGATGAAAGAGCTACAATAGTTGCAGTATGCAACAAAATCAACGCTAAGAAGGAGGTTTAATGGCTAAAAAAGAAACCACTTGGAAAAGATTGAAGAATGTTCAAGCTTTTGAAGAAGATGGACATTGGAGTGGAGTAGAATCTACTGATATTGATGTGAAAATCAATAAGACAGAAGATATCATAGGAGAGATGGATAAAAAGTCAGCGATTGAGATTGTAAAACTAATGTCGGATACATTAAAGAGCCTTTTTCCTCTAATATCATATTGTGCTTATGCAAGCGGATTCTGTATTACTGATTATAAACGAACTGAAGAAGATAGATGTGCTATGTGGCCTAGTTGTAGTTCATCAGTTTGTACTACACATACTGCAAAAAAAACAGTATGGGATGGTAAAGAAGGTAAACATGTGGAAGTAGAGCATCGATTAAGTGAAGTTCACTTATTAATTGCTAAAGCAATAGATGTTTTAGGAGGTGATTGTGACTGTTACTAAGTTTCAGGTAATTCATAAATTACCTAATTTAATTCAACTGGTCGGTGTATATGAAAGTATGCACCGTGCCAAATTCATAATGACGAAAGCCAAACTACATAATAGCTCTGGTAAGTATGTTATTCAACCCATAAATACAACTAACTAAGGAGTACTCTAATGATAAAGGTTATAAAAGTTGTAGATGGCAGTGGCCATGAATTTGTAGATGTAGCAGAAGGAACAACAGTAAGCTCATTTGCAAGTAGCCAAGGTATTAGCGGTGATTACACAGCTAGCGTTGGTAGCAGAGAAGCAAACAGTGATACTGTTTTGTTAGCAAATGATGTTGTTACATTTGTTACTGCAAGGAAAACTGGTGGATGCTAATTAAGTAAACACCTCGGTAGCACGGAAGGCTCCGCAAGGAGCCTGAAGTGCATTAATAGACTTGAAGAAAGGAGTCAAATTTGGGAGTTAATTATTTACATAATTTTACAGGTATCTTAGATGATGCCTTAAAAAAGTACAATGGAATATCTAAAGCACTTGAATTAGATAATCCCGATGATTTTTATAAAGAAGAATCATATAAAGATAAAGTGGTTGAATTTCGTAAGAACTTAAGAACTAGAAGATTAATTACTATTACAGACATAATGGATGTATTAAAAGAGTTCATTACAGAAGATACATTAACACTTTATAGCATTGAAAAAGCGTTTAATTTTGTGAAACAATATGAAGGTAGTCAGAAATCTATTAAGTCAATAATGAATAAATTTGATAAAACATTAAGATCTACTATTAATAAAGACATATTGAATCAATTTAATATTGAAGCAAGTGTAAGAAGAACAAGCCAATATGGTAAAGAAAATGATGATTCTTTTAAACTTGTAAACAAATTAAAATCAAATGAACGTAGTCATCCTTGGTATGATAAAACATCAAAAGCTCCTGAATGGAATATAGATATAAAAATTCCAATTCCACATATTAGAGTGACAGGTGAGGTTGATGGTGATAAGGTTGATGTAAAAGTACCGTATGAACGTACACAACAAAGTAATAGAGAAGTGTTAGAGTCACCATACGTAGATTTACATATAAAGTATAAGTTTGACTCATTCACTGAATTCTTTATTAATTCAATTGATAAATTAGATGATTATAGTAAAGATATAAATCTTTTCACAAAAGATTTAATGGATGCTAATGAAAGAAGACTAAGTTATCATAGAGACGCTCGAAAATCTTTAAACGGTAGAAGAAGTCACGATCATCCTTATTATGATACAAGTAATTGGTGTATGGGAGAACTGCAACCTGAATTAGAGGGTGCTTATTCTTCAATGAATATAACTGATATAGCTTTATCTACTCATAGATGGCTAACAACCTATGATATTAATCGCACTCAACCTCATAATAATATAAATCAATTTTATAATTGGTTACCAAGCACTGCAGGAACAAATGTAGATAGAATGAGGCATACTGACAGACAAGTTGATAGATGTTGGTCAGCGCATAGGTCAAAGACTATTTGTGAAAATAGAAAATGTGCATTTATAGATACATGTTATAAATATAATGAAGAACATGTTGAAGAAAGTAGTCCATTAACAGATGACCCTTTGATACATCCAAATATTCACACTCAAAACCCTGGAATGAATATTGATATTGTACAATTTGACCTTAGTCTTGAAGGAGTAAGAAATAGCTATGTAACTCAATTAGCCAGTATTTACTCTTTACCAGATATTGAATATGCAAATTTAATAGAAGAAAGAGATTCATACCAATACTCAGATGGTATGGCATTAAGTGACTGTATAGTAGAGTGGAAAAATAGTACAAATGTTGAACTTATTAGTGATTTATCTAACATGTTCATTGGCTATATTCTTACATATACAGATTCTCTTATTCCAATTAGAGGAGTAAATAATCAACAACCATTAAATGAAGGACCTTTATAATGGATTACAATATAATACATATTGAAGACACAGCTTGGAATAAAATTCTAGGTTATGCAAGAAAGACCTATGATTTATTAAGTACAGAAATCGGAGGTATGGCAGTAGTTCTTAAAGATGATGAAAATCGTTGGGTAATTAAAGATCCTGCAATAATGAAACAAGAAGTTACTTCGACTGTTTGTCATCTTGATAAACAAGCGCTAGCAAATTGGTATGGAGAGGTAACAGAAAAATACAAAACAGAAGCTCTTGAAAATAAGCTAATGTATTGTTGGTGGCATTCTCATCATAATATGGGTGCATCAATGAGCTCAACTGATTGGGACACAATAGGTGATACTAATAGTGGACTTGCTTTAGTGGTAAACAATAAAGGCGAGTATGAATTAATACTATCATCTAAAGACCCAATGCCAATTCAAGTTAAATGTGAATTAGAAAACATTAGCCAATCTGAAGAGTTTGTTGACATGGAAAAAGAAATAAAGGAATGTGTCGTCAAAGAAACTGCTGCTTATCAAAGAAATGGATGGAATAAGAGGTCGTTTAAATCTCTTAGAGATGAAATATCCGTTTCAAATAATCAACTAGCTCTTTATGATGAAGCACTTGATGAAAAAGGATGGAATAAAAGCTTTGGTATCACTAAAGATGATATTTCATATGATCAAGTTGATCTAGAGATAATGGATGCTAACATAGACGCAGCTTTAATTGAAATTGATTATAAAATTGAAGGACTAAAAACAGAAATGTTTACTCCACAAGAAATAATTGATGATGTTGAAAATCTCAACAAAGCTTATGGTTCTGAACTATTAAATGTTCCAACGCCTAAGAAAGTTTTGAAGCTAAGAAGTGCGACGGATTTACTCATATGATTAGCGAAATAGACTTAAGAGCTAGAAATAGTGCTTTGTTTAATCTAAGTAGACTTCGTGTTACTATAATTGGTTGTGGCTCTATAGGTTCATTTACTGCTTCAACATTAACAAGGATGGGTGTAGATAGGTTTAACTTATTTGACGGAGATTCTGTTGGTCCTGAGAATATTGGAGTTCAAGACTTTACTATTCATCAATTAGATGTACCAAAAGTTGAAGCTGTTAAGCAAAACATCATGTCAATTAATCCTTTAGCAAATGTATCTACAGTACAAGATAATATTACTAAAGAATCAAGTAGGCTAGTAGCACCTATTTATGGCAGAGTAGACAGTGTGGAAGGAGTTACTGATGTAGTTGTAATGGCTGTAGATTCTATGGAAGCAAGAATGGATATTATCCAAAGCAAAGCATTTAGAAGTGGATACACTAGAAATGACATTAGGCAAGATACTAATGAATTTTGTAGTAATTCATATTTCTTTGATGCTAGAATGGGTAGTGAAACATTTCAATTGTATAAATTTCAAATACCTTTTGAAATTGATAATTACTTAAAAACTTGGTATTCTGATGAAGATGGAGACCCTGAACCTTGCTCAGCAAGATCAACTGCTTATTGCAGTACATTTGCAGGAAGTATTATCGCATCAGAAATCAAAAAATGTACAAATGGAGGTATGGTTGCAGAGAAAATATTATTCGGATTTCCGAGTTTATTATTGAATGCAGAAATAGACTATCCGAAATTTGTAGAGAACTTGAAAAAGACTCAATAATCCCAGGGTAAGGTTGCATAAATCTCTTGACTCATATAGAGGTTTATGCATACCTTAATCCGTTTCGCTTTAAGTAATAATAAGTAACTGCGTTAGAGGAAATACGCAAGAGAGGAAAAGGTTAAAGAATGGCTTTAAGTAAAGAAAAAAGAGGAATCAAAGAGGTCAATCCAAGAACATTATTATTGTATGGTCCACCCAAAGTAGGGAAGACTACAATGCTATCTGGTCTTAATGATTGTCTTGTAATTGATACTGAAGAAGGTTCTCATTTATTAGAAGGTCACTTCTTTGAAGTAAATTCAAAAGAAGAATTGATTAACTTTTACAATGAAGCAAATGAAGGTCATGATTACAAATATTTTGCTCTAGATACCATTGACAAACTGATAGAATGGACAGAAAAATCAGTTTGTGCTGAACATAATGTAGATAAAATACAGGATGTTGGGAATTTTGGACTAGGATGGCAATTAGTAAGAGACCGTGTAATGAATAATATTAAAACTCTTTTAAAGCTATGTGATAATGTTATTATTGTTGGACATAGAAAAATAGCTAGGGAGATTGAAAATACAACGGCAGTAGATCCAGAAAGTTTAGACATTTCAGGAAAGCTCAAAAACATGATAATGGCTCATTGTGATGCTATTGGATATATGTTTAGAGATGATGAAACTGACAAGCTAATGGTGTCGTTTAAAGGTGGAGCTGCTTTAGAAGCAGGTTCAAGGTGTGAACATTTAAAGGGTCAGATAATACCTTTTGAATGGGATAAAATATACATAAAGAAAGGAGCTAAGTAATGGCTTTATCATTATCAAATTCAGGTGGAGGAAACTCCAAAGGTTACATGGGCAATGGAATCTATGTTGACGAGGTAGAAATTAAAAAGGCTAGTGATGTTACTGAGCAAGAAAAATCAAGTGGTTTTGATCGTGACGTTTCTATTAAACTAGAAGTTCTTGTATTAAAGAATGACTGGGAAAGAACAGTTACTATTGGTGGTAATTACAAACGAGATCCTATTACAAAAGAAGTATTAGATTGGGGTGGTGCATTTAAATTAAAGGACCTGTTCGTTGCTTGTGGCATGACAGATGAAGATGTTCAAGAAGGTTTAAGTGCAAATGGAATTCCATCATCTGATTTACTTGCTGGATGTATTGGTAAAAAGATTAAAACTTTAACCTATACTAATATAAACACTACAAGTGATAAATTGAAATATAGCACTTGGAATAGTGTTACTTCGGCTGGAAGAGATTCTGCAAATTTTGCTGAATACTTTATGAGTCAAGTAGCTAAAGGATATCCTAAGAACTATAAAGCTCCTAATTCCGAAGCTCAACCTGTAAAAGAAAGTATTGCAAAAGCAGTATCTTCAGTCTCTACTGAAGCACTTTAATGAAACTTACAATAGAAGACTCTTTAACTTCATACCTGCGTTATCGTTTATCGATTAACGCAGGTTATATAAGTAGCCACGAAATGGAATCAGCTAGAGATTGGATTAAAGCTGAATATAATAAGCAACATACTGTTGATTCTATTAGTAGGGCATGGAGACTTCTAAGAGAAAAGGGCGATGTAAAAGTACGCGAGGAAAAAATACCTGGCAGAAGGCAAATGACCTGGAAAATCTTAGAAGTTAAAGGAACTCATAAGTTAGCATTAAGTTAGGATAACAAATGTTTGAAACCACTAAGTACGTAGAAGTTGCCGTTGGCTCTACTGTGAATAGGAATCAAGCAATACCATTAGATACTTTAAAAGAATATTTAAATGGCGATGAATTGTATAGGTCTTACTATACTTTTAATTCAGAATTTCCCAAACACCTCGAAACATTCAAAACTGTTAAATCCTTTAAAGGTAAATGTTATTTAGATAGAATTATCTTAGACATTGATAAAGGAAGTAATACAGATGATTACGTTCTAGAAAGAACAAGAGAGTGTATTAGGAATATGCTAGATGGCCTAGAGATACCAGAAGACTGGATTCAGCCTTGGTTCTCAGGAACAGGTTATCATATTCATTTACCAAATATCTTTGGTTTTGAACCATCCAAAAATCTACCACAAATAGTTAAAGAAACCTTAACTAGATATTTCCCAGAAGCAGACCCCAGTATATATGACAGAACAAGAATAATCCGTGTTGGCTATACTAAAAATAGCAAAACTGGATTATATAAAACTCCTTTTACTGTAAAAGAGATTATGTCATTAGACTGGAAAGAAATTCATAAAGAATCTGAATCTCCTTTTAGAGATATAGAAAAGAATGATGTAGAAATCACTCAGCTTTTTGAACCTGTAATACCTGTTCGTTCTAATAATCAGGATTATGGTTCTGCTAATACAAGCCAAGTAGAAGTTAGCTCAATAGCTCCATGTGTACAGAAGATGTATAATGAGGGGCCTAAAGTAGGGAAGCGGCACATTACTCTATTAAGAATGATATCTTATTATAGAAGACATGGACTTCCTCAAGAAGCTGTTAAATCTATTGTCTCTGGTTGGGCTCCAACTATGGATACTAAAGAAAGAGAAAATATGGTAGCTTCTTCTTATGCTGGAACATATCGTTATGGTTGTCATGACAAAGTAATGGATGAATATTGTGATCCTAAATGCATTTACTATCCAAGTAAAGCAAAAGGTAATGACCCAATGGTTGCAGTTTTATCTGCAGAAGATATGGAGAAAAGGTACGTTGAACGTATTAGAAATAATCTCCATGAACATGGGTTTAACTTAAAGGATCTATATCCATCTATTGGTTCAGATTATTGGTTTCTACCAAATGAACTATCAATTTTGATGGGAGATACAGGTCTAGGAAAAACTGGTCTTATGCAAAATATTGTATTAAGAGCAAAGTTAAAGACATTATGGTTATCTTTAGAATTTGATGATTATCTAATGTATAGAAGATTCGTACAGATAGATAAATCTAAAACTTCTCAAGAAGTAGATGACCATTATATGACTAATAGTAATTCCTGGAGTAAAGATATTGATTTTATTCAATGTCTTACAGTACCTCCGACAATTGAAGCTATTAAGCATTTGGTAGCAGAAGTAATGCCTAAAATCCTTGTCATTGATACAATTGATGGTATTGGATCTTCTCAATATATATCAGATAGTATGGTTAAGATAGACCATATTATTCAAGGATTGAGACAAATAGTATCTGCGCAAGATATTATTATAATAGGCGTTTCTCACATTACTAAATCTGGTAGTAGAGATGGTAGACTTGACGTTCACGCTGCAAAGCATTCGTCTTCAATAGCACAAAAAGCTGATAAAGTAATGGCTATTGAAGGAGATAGAGATTCGCAGCTTAGAGTTTTTAGATCTCTTAAATCAAGAGACGCTAATAACTTTGAAACGACACTGGAGTATAATCCTTTATACTTTCAGTTTAATGAAATAGAGGGCGAGCTCGCGAGCCGATAGCGAGCGGAGCGAGCGAGCCCTAAATAAGGAGTTAATAATGGAAACATTAGAAGCTAATAAATTAGAATATTTAACAACAACCAAAAAAGAAAACAATAGGCTGACATCCTATGAATTGCTTGATGAGTACTTTGATACTCATTTAGATATGCAAATGGAAGAAGATGAAGATAAAAAAGCAGAATTAGAAGATAAAGTAGAGAACATAACAAATACAATAATGGAAAAAGTTGAAAATATTGAACATGTTATGGTTAAGAAAGATCTAATGAAAGAGCAATTAAAAAGTCAAATCAAAGTATATCAAGATGTTTTAACTAGTCTGAAGCGAAAATTAACTGCTACAGATAATGGATGGAAACGTCTTGAGGAATTAATTATAATGCTTGTTGATAATGTCGGAGATGGATCTGACGGTAAAACAACTATTGAAAAGGGTGGATTTAGGTATACTTCATACGTAGCTCCTGGTCCATTAGAAATTCCAGATGAAACAGAGGTTCCTCAGGAATACACACGAATAAAAGTAGAGGTTGATAAAGCCCGCTTAAGAAAGGATATTTTAGCAAATGGTGATACTGATTATGCTAAGATTCCAAAAGTAAAGAGGTTAAAAATATCATAATGTCATTTTTTAATATAAGTCAATACACTGAAGGAGATATAACAGGAATACGATTTGTATTCCTATGGTTATTCTCATTAACTTTAACCCATAACAGTAATAATGGTTCTCATTTAAACATTGGTGTTGGAGTAAAACCATTTGAGATATCAACTCAGCTAAGTATTTGGAGTATAAATGGATAAAGTTAGTTATGATTACGAAGAAACAGAGATTATTAAATTAGCTTTAATGGATCATCTTCTTAATCTAAAAATAAACAATGGCGAATCGTCTGCAATACAAAAATTACAACAAATTATAGACAAGATGCCAGCAAGGGAAGTTAATAAGGTATATAATGGGAAGTAAGTCTAAAAGAAAAGGAACGAGGTTTGAAAATGAAATTGTTCAAATCCTTAATGAAAATGGTATTGAGGCTAAGCGTGCTTGGGGTAGTAACGGTAAGTCATTGGGTCTTGAAGAGGACGTTGATGTCCTCGTCAAAGAGTTCGGATATCTTAAAGATTTTAAGATCCAAGCTAAAAGACGTGCGGCACTACCTGCGTATTTAAAGTTAGGCAACTGTGATGCAGTTGTTATTAGAGAGGACAGAGAGGTTCCAATGGTATTAATGCCATTCATGGACCTGATAGGCATTTTATCGAAAGATTAGGGAGCTAGGTAAACGCAGCAGATTCGCCCCTTCTGTTACCGATGCCTTTTATAGGCATAGCTCCCTAAAATAATTGTAACCTTTAAACAGGTAATGTGGGAGGTTACAATAAAAACGTTGGTCTCTTTTGAAGAGGCTGGCAAATGAAAAAGTGATAAGGCTCTGGGTTGGCGTTCAGAGCCTTATTTAACGAAAGATAAAATGGAACTAAATGAAAATACGAGAACCACGATAACAGTTGAGTTCCCATTAGAAGAACAAATGGTTGAGTTAGATACTCAACATTTGTTTGAGCTCGTAAGACAACAAATAGCACTATCTATGAATATTGATCCAGATGAAGTTTGGATTAAATCTGTAAGCGCTATTACAAACTACGATATGGGACAAGAGATTACGGGGCAAGCTTGAAAATAAAAGTATTAGCAAGAAAAGAATGTGCTAATCTTTTTGACGAACAATGTCTTGTTGTTAATAAAAAATGCTGGGTTTCAGATAAGAGATGCGGATATTTTGAAAGAGCAGTAATACCAGGTGTTAATCGAGAAGATCATCCAGATTATAGACAGTACAAACCTGCAATTCAGCAATATAGAAATAAAATTCAATTTGCTGGAAAAGGCAGCGAAAAAGACAGTTTATAATAAAAAAAGACATATTCGAATAGATAGTTGAATATTTCACTTAGCTCTCTAAATAAGGGCAAATAGAAAGGAATAAAGGTATTCTATGAGGAATCCGTACGATTGGAAGTCTGTTAAGAAAGGCTTTCCTTACAAAGGGACAGATGATCCTAAATATATAAAAGACCGTGATAAGTTCTTTAAAGATAATGGTAATGGATGGTGGTATTTTCAAGGAACATATAGATGGAAGGAGTGGTATGCAAAAAGCAGATATAAAAACCAAGAGATTGGCTAAGGAATATGAAGAGTTTGAAATAAAAGCAGGTAAGGTATTTGATGAGTATAGTGGAGAGAACTTAGGTATCACTCATATAAAATACTTAATTACTATTCTAATATTTTGTAAGAAAATGGACAATAGTTATAAAATGCCAATGCCCTCTAAGGATATATGTAAAGAATGGGACTTAAATGATTGGTGTGATTATCTAGATGCTACTTGGGCTGAAAGGAGTTTACCAGTATGAGTGCAGTTTGGGAAATGACTAAGGAAATCAAACAATTAGAAAGTAAAATTGATCAGGCAAAAGAAATCTTAGTTCAATTAGACTTTTTTGATTTATACACATGTGTAGATGAGATTAGGGATGTTTTGTGTGATCATGAAAATATTAAATATCAACCAAATGAACCTGAAAACAATATAATGCAAGGTGCTTGGTGCGAAGAATGTAACAAAGAAATGGAATGGGAAGAAGGAGGCTCGGTATGAGTATGTCATTAGATATCTGCCTGGTATCTGCACGTTGGAGATGTATTATTAATGAAAAATATAGCGTTGTTATTACAGTATCAGATTATGTAGATGAACCTCGTTATGATACTGTTGAATTTTGGAGTTTTTATGAGAATCGTGAAGAGATTGATGAAATACCAGGTTTAGATAAAGAAGAAGTTAAAGAACGAATAATCGAACTAATAAAATCAATAGAAAAACCCTTAATTAAAGAAAAACGTTGAGTCCATTCCCAATGCCGCTACCTATACATTGCATAGATTGTGATAAACCAATAGCAGGAGGGGCACGACAGTGCCCCGACTGCAAGAATAAGGAGAAAGAAATGCTTATAACAATGGCAGACGCAACAGAATATAAAAGTGAAGAGAATTCAATAGCAGAAATAGTCAGGAAAATGGAAGAAGACTATCCAGAAACAACTCAGACTTTTAAGAAAATACAAAGAGAGCAATACGAATTATTTTGCAGAAAGCAACATGACTATGGTCCTAAAAATGTATCAGTAGGGACAGAACTTAGAAATGAAACTGAAATACGAGTTGCATTGACAGGTTTATGGTTTAGAATGAATGACAAAATCCAAAGAGCAAAAAATATGCTTTTAGGTGAAAGAGAAGCAGCAGTTAAAGATGAGCCCCTAGAAGATGCTTTTTTAGATCTAGCAAATTATGGAATAATGGCCTCTATTGTTAAAAGAGACAAATGGGGAAAGTAGGGATAGGAACTTAAAAGAATCCAGGTGAATAAGCAGGAGCCTTTTTACCTTCAATTATATCATCTTTTAACCTACTCATTCTATGTAATGGTACACCAGTTAAAAACTCTCCAATAAGAGCAGGACTTTGAACTGCATTCCAAACATCTCGTCCTAACATCCCAAATGGGAAGTGACTAACTAATGTATAATCAGCAAATCTTTCCCAATTACCAGAGAACAAATTGCCAAAAATAGCTTCAGGGCCCCTTAAAATAGATGGCATAAATTCATGTAACGGAGCAATAGCTTTTGGAAGAACTCCATAGAAAGCTCTTTCTCTTTGCTGGTCACTTCCAAATAACCAATCAGAGGTATCTTGAAAATAAGAGTATGGAGCTGGTAACGAATAGTCAAACATTGTGTAGGGTAATAGCTTTGCCATACCAATCATAAATAAATCAGCAGTCATCATTCTTTCTAATCTCTTTGCTTCTGGAGATCCTGGTCTAAAACCAGCATATTTAGCCTCTTTATAAACATCTTTTCTAAATTTAACCGAATTCCAAGCCCATAATTTAAATCTGGAGTAGACTTTACCAGCAGAAGTTCTTGCAAAAGAAGGTCTAAAAGGTGCTGTATATAAAAACTGACTTGCTTTTACTGCTTTTTTAGCCTGTTCAATTAAATAAGGATCATTTAATTTCATTTCAACAGGGCTCATACTTTCTCTAATTGCAACATAAGCCGCTTTAAATGTATTTAATCTTAAAAATAGCTCTGATTTTCCCATAAAAGAAGCAGCAACATCCATAGCTTTTGAACCGATATTGTGCTTTTTAACAAGATCTCTAAATCTCACATCATAAAGTTTATCTTTTCCCTTATTTTGCCATTTTTCAGTTGCAAGTTGAGCAACCTCTTTTGAAAAGACTTCCCAATTTGGATCTCTTTTCATACCTAAATATCCTAAGTCATATTTAAGCATTTCTTCAGCAATTCCAAGTTCACTGGCCCAATTATCAACATCTTTCATTGTTTTAAATCTAGGATCAATAGACTGCCAGAAATCAATTTTTCTTGATTTTCTTATTGGACCAGCTCCAATATGAACCCAAGCATTTGTTCCTCCACCAAAAACATTATTAACAACAACTTTCATTCGAGCTAAAAGAGTAGCGAGCTGATATTTACCTTCTAATTGGGAGTATTGTTTCATTTGACCTGAAAACCAATTCATATTAGCTTCAACTGCATTTCCATCTTTATCATATCTTGTAGCAAAAGTTTGCCGTTGTTTATCCCACCATTGCTCAAAGCTTTCATTTTTCTTAGGATCGAATAAATCCATTTGACCATTGGTTTCAAGACCTTGCTGGCGCTTATTATACAACTCTTTCATAAACTTATTCGGTTTAGATCTTCCAGATAATTTATCAACTAAATTGTAAACACTTTTTTTACTGTATAAATACTGATCACTAGTATACCACCAAGGAGTACGTTTTATATTTAATGTTTTACTACTTAGCATATCTTCACTAACAGTAGAAGGAGCACCAGTCATATCTCTTGCAAAAATGCGCATATACATTTCCCAGTCTTTTGTATGCTTACCCATTGGTCTTTCTTTTTTAAATTCATTTAATATTCTTCTAAATGAAACAGATTGTAATTCTGTGCCAATAGCATTTAAAACTGAAGCTTTATATTCACCTATAACAGCTTGATCTCTTTTATAACCACCGAGATTTGCTTTTCGAGTTAGCATATTTCCAGGCCTACTACCAGCACCAAGAGAAGACAAAGCTCTTATTCCTCGATCTCCTTCCATATCTTTTAACAAAAGATTATCCCTAGCCTTATCAGCTAACCCACCATCTTCTTTTTTAGATTGCTCTTGTATAGACTCATGTCTTCGCATTAAAGCATCAATAGCTTTTTGTCTTTCTTCTGGATTTTCAACTTTTCTTGAAATCCTATCTGCTTCATTAAGGATTTCCTTATAAAGCTCTTGCGTATCATAACCTAAATGAGGAAAATAGTTTTCTTTTTCTCCAACTGGTTGAAAACCAGTTATAGAATCATGTCTTAACTTTTGTCGTATCCATACATCCATTTTTATATTTCGACTAGCTAAAGCTATATCATGTTCATATTGACTATAAACATCAGTCTCAGGTTTCCAAGGAACATGCCCTCTTTTCGGAGATCCGTCTCTTTTTGTAGCATTATTTTTTCTTTCAAAATAATTTCTAGCAATTGAAAGACTTTTTTCTATATTGTTATTTTCATTCCAAGAATATTTATCTTGTTCTACTTCAAATTTTTTATAAGCCTCATAAGAATCAGATAGCAATCTTTGCTTCCAGGAAAGTGTATGAAATTTTGCAAAACTTTCCTCTAATGCTTCCTGCCAGCCAGGTTCTTTATTATTAATCATCCAAAGCAAGTTATTTAAATATTTTTTGGCATGAAGAGTTGGAATACCCTTACTACCAGAATTTCTAAAGAAATCATACAAAGAAACTCTAAGACCATTGTCATCTTTAAAAAGCCCTTGAACATGTCGAAGTGCGTATACTTCTTTTAATGGTCTATTATATATCTTATTGTATTCTTCAACATTTCTCCAGCCCAGAGAATGTTCTTTATATGTAGTTTCTCTACTAAGTGCTGCAACTTCTTCAAGTGTAGCCTTTTTAGCATCCTTAGAAACTATTGCACCTGGCTTTGTAATAGGATCCATATAATATTTTTCCATAAAAGTTACTGGAATTTCAGTTATATCAAGTGTGCCAGTTTCAGTTTTAACTGTCCTACGAGACCTAGTTTTATCTATTATACCCTGCATTGTGGGTAAGAAATCTGGAGTAACCTTAATATAGTTAGATTTAAAATCAGCTAAGTCTTTATCAAGATTATTCTTAATAGTATCAATAACCTCTCGTGCACTATAATTTTGTGTTTTACCATCTATCGTATAGCGATAATCTTCCTTTTCCAATTCACTTAAAAGATCCACACCTTCTTTTTTAAGTCTTTTAATGTGCTGAGTTTGTTCATTCTGATTTCTTAAAGTTTTATCTGTATATAGTTTATAACCATCTGCTGTTTTAATAACAGTAGATGCAGCTTCTCTTTCAAGAGAAGCAAGTCTCCAAAGATTATCAGCTTTATTTTTCTGTGATCTTGCACCCTGAATTAATACACTACCATAATTTGCTTGCGTTTCATCTTCAATTTGAAATCGCATACCAGTAGTCCAATCACTAACAGATTTAGCAGTATTAATCATTTCTCCAAAATGAGACTGTGGAGCCCAAGCTTTATATGTCCCATATTCTTTTACTCTTATATTTTTACCAGTTTCTGGATCTTTTTTCCAAACCCACTTAGCTGCAGTTACATTTCTTTCTATTAACTTAAAATTATTAACAAGATGGTCAAAGGCAACAGATTCAGACATTTTTAAGTAAGGGCCAAGAGCCATTTTTAGCTTACCATCTTCAGACATTTCACGAAGCCAATCAAAATACTTACTACTTTTTCCTCTAGTAATGAATTTAAAAAGACCTGAGCCATTATTTATATCTTTAAGGAAAGACTCAAATCCTCTTAAATCATATTTATCTATTTCAGCAGTTGAGCCCTTGCCACGGATAGTAAAAAATCCTTTTTGAAAATTATCTAATGTACTCGCATCAACACCTGAACGCTCTCTTAAAATTTTTAATTGTTTTGTAATCCTTGAGTAATAACCTTGTAAATCAGGGTCTAACTCTGATATTCTTTTTGTTGGAGCTAAAACCTCCATTTCTTCAACAGTTTTATTTAAAGCAGCAGCTTCCTTTGCAACTCGTACATCATTTTCTCCTTCAAGTCTTTTTTCAAGCTGAGCCCTTGAAGGTCTTTCAAAAGAAGATTTAAAAGCCCATTGTTTGTTTAGATTAAACTGAGTTAATACTTCGCGAGAAACTAATTGAGGAGTAAAGTAGAAAGACTGCGTCTTTCCATCTTTATTAATAGAACCTAAAAGAAGAGAATCAAAATATTGCCTTAAACCTTTTTCAGTTAATTCTGGATCTGAAGGACGCTTATTTTGATTTAAATATGTAACTGAATTTTTTACAATATTTTTAATACTCATTGGATCATTACCTTCTAATCGCTGTATTATTTGATCTAAAGAAGTACTATTAGCGCTAATTCTCTTATTATATCTGTTCTCATTATATGAAGTTGCAAAATCATTTTTTACTTCAGTTGCTAAGTCCATAAAGACCTTATTTAAACTTGAAAGCTGATCTCCTCCTTCTTCTAAATTATATCTTGGAAGATGTGAGTCTGCTTTAATATTGTTTTGTCTACCAATATCATTTATTGTTTTTAAAGAGGTAAAGACCTCCATGTCGTTATCTATAAAGTCATTAATTTGTTTTATATATCTTCTTAAAAAGTACTCTCTTCCTTCTGAAGTTTCATTTGCTTTGTAATCAGAATAAGTCTTGTTTTTATAATTAACAACATCTTCACCTTTTTTATTCTTTGTAATTGTAGATTCTGTAATAAAATTTTTATCTTTGCCATTTTTAAGAGTAATTGTATGGCTTTCAATAAAGTCGTTAAACATCTCCTTATTATAGGCCAGTCGCTTTACACCTTCAGTAGTTGCAAGATTATATGGCTGATTATAAATAGATTGATTTGTCCTATCGGGACTATAAAACCTGTTAAGAACCTCCATTCTTTTAGCTAAATCCTGAACATAGGCTCCCTTAAAACCCTTATTACCTCCAACATAACGAGTTATTTCAGGGCTCTCTTTCGCTATTTGGTTCAACTGATTAAAGTAATTACGGAAATTATTTATATTATATTGATATCTTTCATACATAGTATCTGTATAATCGACAGATTTTATAAGCTTAGCTAACTGACTATAAGCGGAAGTGTCCCACTTTGGATGAGCTTCTGCTGCATCAATAATATCTCTTCTTGTCCACGGTAATCCAGTCTTCCAATCTTTACCATAGAATTTATTCATTGTATTCTGGAATTCAGAAATAGGACTATCTGTAAATCTAACAACCTGTTCGCCCTCATATTTAAAATAATCTAAATATTGATTGAAATCCATTACATATTTTTTACCCTTTTTTGGAATTACTTCTACTTTTCTAAATCCAGAATCAAGCAAAAAAGCTTTGAAAAACTCTGGAGACTTCAGTTTCCCGTAATTTGCAACGTCAACAGTAACACCCACAGCTGCCCAACTCTTTGCTTTTAAATCCATCTCTCCTTGCCTTGGATAGAATATGACTTTATTTCCATCAGCGTCTTCATGAATCAGTTTTTTACCAGGAGATCTCTTTGCAGTTGCATACAAAAGTCTAATATCTCTCTGAGCATTTACAGCGATACCTCGCATTTTACCACTAGCATCTTGAATTGTATTTGCAGTAACAGCTCTAAGATAAGGATCAAACATCCCAACAAAGCTTTTTCTACCCTTCATACCATCCTTAGCAATAAATGCTTTTATTAAACTTTTTGGGTCTCCAAATTTTTTATTAAGCTTTTTATTTTTACTCGGCATCGTCTTTGTTCTAACATGATTCATTATATCAGAGAAATCATTTTTAAACGCATCTGATATCTTATGAACTTCCCTAGGAAGTGAATTCATATAAAAATTAGCACTATCTATATCAAGATCAGCACCACCAAGTCTTTTCATTGTATCTGGATGCAAAAGAATTCCACCACCTTTTATCCCAGTAAAACCAGCAAATTTTAAATCTGCAATACCAGAAATACCATCAATCGGAGACCTTGTCACTATAGATCTCATCATTTCTTCCATCTGCTTTTTCATAGGAGTTCCATCTTTTTCAGCTAAATAAAGCTCCCATTGCTCTTTTAATGTGCCCCAAGTCTTTCTTCCAGAAGGTTTTAAGATCTGCATTCTTAAGCCTTCCATATTGTTATCTAAAAAGAAAATATCATTTTCTTTTAATAAGCGGGAAGTATTACCGTAAGGGTCTTTCCTTAAAGCAAGATCTAGATGATAACCTCTCATTATACCTTTAGATCCAGTTACTTGAGGTTGGAGTATTCTTTTTAATAAATAATTAGTTAGAGCTCTATCCATATATGGAGCAATTCTTTTACCCATAGCTACACCATCAGATGTACCTGCATTTTCTAATATTTGCTGAGTATTTGTAAGTTTTTCTTTTTGAAAATCGTTTCCCCAGTCTTTAGTAACATTTATTGATTTGTCTTCCATACCGTCAAACTCCATACGAGTAACTTTATGACGAACAAGTTCTCTCAATGCTTCTCCAGCTTCAGTCCTATCTTTCATTCCCTCAACAACTTCTTTTAGACCCATTTTATTAAAATGCTTTTCAACCCTTTTTAACATATCAGGATTTCTTTTACCAGCCTCTAGATATTCAAAAAGCAACTTATTGGCAGTATCATTCCCATCAAATTTATCTCTTAAGAATGAATTCATAACCTTATTGATATCAATAGGCTTACCCTTATGTTTAATTCCTAACATCTTTTTCTGAACATCATAGTTCATAAATTTTTCTTGGACTTGTTTAAAGACCTTTACCATTTCACCATTTTGAATCTTTTTATAAGAACCATCTTTAGTATTCCAATCAACAGATACTTCAGATGGAAGCATATCATAGATAAAATTACCTATAGTGTCTTTTCCGATAGTTTTCCCATTAGAAGAAAATCCTATCTCTTTTCCATTGTAATTATGATCAATCACAGTCCTATTACCATACTGTTTAGCAACTGAGGTTGGAATTATAAAATCAACTCCTGCTTCTTTCATCGCCTTCGTCATCTCTGGAGACGCACCTTGAAAAGAAAGCTTTCCAATAAGTGTTCCTAGTTTTCCCTCTGTCGCACTGTAGTTTGATGTTAAGAAAGGTTTTGCAAAACCAGAATGTGAAGGTAAACCCATATCTGAAGCCATAAGATCTAATTTATCCATTCTAACTAAAACATAGCCATCATCATGCTCAGGGCTCCATTTCTTTAAAATTTTCTTTATAGCAGGATCACTTGACTCATGTAGATTATTCACAACTACATATTTAAAAGGTTTGGTAAATGTATCAGAGGTAAGTGGATAGTAGTTATTAAAAAGAACCTGTTGTCTTTTATTAAAGTTCATGACATCATTTAAATAACCTTTATTATTAGCCATTTCTTTAATACTGACATCACCATTCAGAGCTTCCCACCACCTAACATTAGAAACAAACATTTCATCGAAATCTTTAGGATTTAAATTCCCTCTTTTTTTGTGTATTGCTTGAGCTCTTAGTGCTTTATACTCAGCTGGAAACTTCGGATCTATTGATTGAAGGTCAGATTGAATCCTATTGTACTCTTCTTTATAGTTTTCACCTAGATTTTTTTTCATAAAAATCAAGGTTTGGCTATCTGACTTACCTGAGTATGGGTAGTAACCCATATCGCTTGCCATTTTTACAACAGATCTATATCTTTTACCATCAAGCTTTACAGAGCCTATTTTATCTTGTACTCTTTTTCCACCTTTATAGAGAACTGCATTTTTAACAGTAAAGTATGTATCGCTCATATCTTTCACAATACCTTTTTCAGCAGCAATTCGATGTATCAGCTTTACAGACTCTTCATTTGTTATTCTATTGTTATTAAAATCAAATTCTTTTTCCTCTACTAACTTCCCTTTCATTAAAGAGAATCTTGGTACTTTTATAGATTCGGTAGATCTTCTATAGAAGTTTCTAATCTCACCCATATCCTCTTCAGTAATTCCCTTATCTTTAAAACGATTTAATATATCGTTTTTAACAACAGACCAAGGAGTTGTTTTTGGGTCATCTAGGGAAAACTTGCTTTTCTTTTGAAAAGCATCAATAAGCGGAGTTGTATCAAAAGTATAGCGATATTTACCATCTTCGCCCTTTTTATCAACAAACTTAAAGCCCATTTTCTTGTAAAATTCTTCAGTTGTACCAGGCTTAACCTCGATATCAATTTTTTTCCTATCTAAAGCTACCCACAAATCCTTTATCGCGTCCATAGCCCTCTTACCCACACCTCTACTACCAGTCTTTGGGTCTTCACCTTTAGCTATATCTCTTGTTTTTATAGTTCCAATTCTATGTCTTTGTGCATAGTTATTTGGAAGTCTTAACTCTAAGCCTTCATTTTCTATTAGGTCTTTTAAAACGCCCTCAGCATCCCTACCAGATTCAGTCAGTTTCTTTTTATATTCTTCCTCACTTATTCTTTCACCCTTAACCTTATTAACCTCACCAACTATTATTCGATTTAAAGATTCTAAGTTGCGTACATACTCTAACTCACTTAACGAATCTACCCCTTTTATTTTCTTAAAAAAATTCTCTACTGGACGAACAATCGGTATTTCAATAGAATCGTTACCAGTTTCTCTTTCAACTGATTCTATTTCTTGCTGAAGAGTTTTTGCTTTTTCTTTTACAGATTTTACGTCAACAACTTCATCTTCAAATCTTAAATATTCTTTTCTTATATTTACTGGCTTATCCTGACCTCCAACACGAACCCTAGCCATAGTTTCCATTTCATTAAGGACTTCTACAGATTGCCCTCCGAATTTTTTATGCCTATCTAATACAGTTGCTGGCCTTGGTTTTGCTACTGGATCTCCAAGATCCGTAGCTGTAAGAAGATGAGAAGAGACCTCCCCAGCGTCTCCTTTTGCAAATAAGGTTCTATAAACATCCTCTTCTGCTTTTCTCTCTACTTTTGATAAACTCTTCCATTCTCCAGTCGTCTTATACCACTCAAAGTCCATAGACTCATTTTCAGCCTGTCTAGCAGCATCATTTTGTCTTTTATATGCTTTCTCATATGCCCAAGGTTGTGCTTTAAAACCAAAGAATCCACCTAAGAGTGCATTGTATACATTTTCTGTATTAGTAGCTCCTGCCATTGCACCAGGAACTGTTTGAGCTAAACTACCAGCAACTCCTTTTAAAACATCCTTACCAGTTACTGGTCCTACATTAAGACTAGATAAAGCTTTTGGAATAGGCATATTCCCAATACCAGCAAATGTAGCACCAAAGATACCTCCTTGAGCAGCTGTCCAGAATTGACTAGCTAAATAATCAGGAACATCTTCCGCATGCTCCATATTATCCCAAACACTAGAAACTGCAGATGCTACACCAAGATGTGTTCCATGACGTAACATCTGATGGGCAAGTCCAGCTCTTTTGCCAGCTATATCATCAATGCTCTTTAAAGCAGTATTAGCAATAGCTGTCCCGCGTATTTTATCTCTAGTAAAATCAGCAACTTGCATTGGTACTGATCTACCAAGCCACCCTTTTGCCCCCATTATTGTTTTTCCAGCAACTTTTCTAGTTATACCAATGCCTGCTTTAGCAGCTATACCACCAGGACTAAAAACTCCTATAAAGCCAAGTAAATGCCCTATACTATGCGCAATACCATCTACTTCATTAGTAGGTTTATCTCCAACTGGCAGGGTTGTAAAACCCTGTACAAATCCATTCCATACATTGCTTACTACAGAGCCTATATCAGCCGAAGTTTCTTGACGACGGAAAATCATACCCGTTCTCTGGGCTTCTTTTTCCATCCTATCTACCTCATCTAAAGAAAAGGCATCAGGGTCTCTTAAATAAGATCTATACTGAGATCTAAAGTCTGAATATTCTTGGGGCAATTACTTACCTTGTCTAGATAATAATTTATTTAACTGACCTACGTGATAGCGATATTGAGAAGAGGTTGTATCTCCTTTAGCTTTATATGTCGCTATCTTGTTATTTATAGTGTTTATTCTTCTATCGAGGGATTTATCATTCTGTTTGTTATTTTGAAGTATATTTAAAGCTCCCTTACCAACACTACTTTCTTTTGTTTCATTAACATCATGATACTTTTTACCATCATAATACTGTTTGTCCATACTGCTAATTTCTTTAGCAATTCGATCATCAGACCAGTTTTGTGCTTTCCAATTCATTTTCATCAATTGAATAACACTATCTCTTTTTCTTCCGACATTTTGAGAGTTATCTGAAATTTCAAACCAACCGCTTCCTTTTAATGTTGGGTTATTTAACCCCTGATAGATATTTTTAAGGTCGGTCATTTTAGATTTAGACCATTCGCCACTTGGGTCTCTTTTTAACTTTTCAGCTCCAGTAACACCTCCTGGACCAGCGTTGTAAAAAGAATCCACAGATGCTTGTATGCTACCCATAACTTCACCTTCGTCAGTAAACCAAGGATCATCTAGCTGGTCAAAAACAGCAGGTTCTGTCATTGGGGCTGCAGTTTCTATCTTAGCTTTTGATCTTGCTAATTCCTTATCATACATTGACTGATACCCCATTAAACCAAAAGCACCTTGATTCAATTTACCAAGCATACTTCTAGGAACCTTACCATCCCATTCCTTGGGCATTCCCCCACTTTTAATTAGCATATTCCTAGTAACCTCGTCAACTTGCACAGACTCTTCACCGAACCTTGTTAAATCCTTAGCATAGTCTAATTTATTCTTGTTTTGAGTTTTATCAAGAGTACCTTTTAATGCATACTCTTTATCTACGGCATCGTCTTTATGATCCCACAATTTATCCTGATGAATTCCCTCTAACGTATATTTGTCACCTTGAGTAATTCTATTTTGAGATCCTGTTTGTTGGATAGCTTTTAAATTCCAACCACCTGTTTGATCAAGATGCCCACCTTTAATAATGCCACCAAGCTTCAACTCATTCCTTCTATATTTATTACCTAATCGCAGACGCTCTTTTAAAAGATTGTGTTGATGTGTATCTCTTTGACTCAATAAATTAAGGTCTAAATATTTAAGGCCCCTGTTTTGTTGATAGTTTTGCTTTGACAATCTAGATCTCCCACCTTCTTCTTCGAGTATATGCCTACTTTTATATTCTCCTGTAGCGCCGATATTAGCTATATCGACTTCTCCTTGAGATTTAATATTTTCTCTAGCTTGATAACCAGTAGCTCCAATATTTTGTCTAGTTTGACCACCTTGAACTCTAATGTTTTGTTCTGATTGAGCTAGTTTTTCAAGGGCAATGTTTTCCATTTCCTTATTAGACCTCACTTGCTCAGCTAAGGTAGCTTTTCTAAATTCATCATCCCTTCTTGATTGTCGAGCTTCATTAGCGCCTCTCCATAAGGCTCCTATCTCTGCTGCATATGTATTTTTTGCCATTATTATACCTTTCCTTCTAAGTGAGCTAATGGGCTCCCCATTTGAAATGCTTTAGATCCTTTATACATCCACTCCATACTGTCCATTTCAGATTGCATATCATCGATAGATGATTGGACATCACTTTCTGCTTGTATCAGGCCTTGATTTTGCCTTCTATAACCTTCAACATTTGTTAATGTTAAGTTTTCTTTTTGCTTTTTTAAACTAGTACTACCTTCTGAATATCTTGACGATAGTGCTTCTTTTATATTCTCTTTTTTAGCATCACCCATATCAGTCTCTAAATTTGTTTTTCCAGCCTGATTGTCATATGCTGTTAAAATTTGCTCAGCTTGTCCACCAATCGATTCTTTCATCTTGCCTCTGCCTTCTTCGATAGTTCGAGCTATTGCTTTATTTTGATTAATCATTAAATCTTTAGCACTAGATCTTTGAGAAGCTAAATCAATTAAACCAAATTCAGCATTTTCTACACCCTGCTCTAAACCTTCATAGGCATCTACAGTTTGATTCGCAAAGTCATATACTTGCTTCATAGCCATCACTGGACCTGCAACCGACATTAAACCACTAGCTACAGCACCAAGTCCCTGCCCAACGGCTGATTCAGCAACCCTACCCGCTACTTTTGTACCAGCATCTTTAACCCATTGACCACCGTATTTCATTGCAAAATCTCCAACAGCTCCCGCTGCCTTACTTGGATATCCACCAGTTAAAGTATCAAGACCAGTTCCTATTTGCTTCATTCCACCTAGTAATCCAGTACCTTTGGTTTGCTCTGTAGTGCCAAACTGATTCCAGGCATTACTTCTTTCACTCATTGTCGCTAAGTTTTGTCCAGGACCACCTTTTCCTAAAAATTTATTAATATTCCCTTGTACTTTTTGATAACCCTCATGACTTTTTAATTCGTCTTCAGTATAAGCATCTTGGAGCTCATCTCTATATGTTAAGGCCGAATTCCAGCTTCTATCTGAATGTGGGGTAAATTTAGTTCCTGAAGCTTGACCAAAAAAACCTCCCTCTTGACCTCCATAGTACTTAAGAGCTTGTCCAAGTGCGCTTGCGCTTGCTGTACCACCTTCTCTTGCAGCTTCACTTTCTGATTTAAATCTTGCATATTTTTTTGCGTAACCTACTGACATAATATTATCCTATGTTTAAATTCGTATTTGCATTACTTTTCCAGTAATTCCATCAGCCCCATCAGTGCCATTAGTATTATCAGATTGACCAGTCCCCGCTCCACCGCTTCCACCAGTACCTTTACTTGCTGTAATAGTTCCACCAATTGTTCCAGTGGTTGTTATTAATATAACTACTCCACCGTTACCACCAGCTCCGCCTCCTCCACCTCCACCAGTGTAAGCATATGTAGAGCTAGCAGAACCATGACCACCAGCACCTCCCTGCTGACCACTACTAGATAAAATTGTATTACTTACAGTGCTTGTTGTTGGACCAGGTAATCCAGGGTCGGCAGCATTATTATTGTGGTCACCACCACCACCTCCGCCGCCACCAGTAGCAGCACCACACACTTTTAATCGTGTAGCACTATCTGTACCTTCCATAACATCTCTCATCATTAATATTAAATGAGGGTCTATTACAGCTAGTCTTGTAACTGCTTCTGCTGAACCACCAGGAGAGGATGAAGAACCTGGACTTCCTACTGCCATATTATTTTCCTATTCATTAAGTTTATGGATAACCACCTTGACCAGCAGCCCCATTACCACCATTGGCTGCAATAGTGCCACTATTAGAAATATATCTTGCTGAAATTAAAACTATACCACCTGAACCACCTGCTCCTCCTCCATATCCTCCCCTATTATCTACACCATTAGTTCCTTCTCCCCCATTTCCTCCATTTTTACCATCAGTTCCTGCAGATAAAGTACCACCTGCGCCTCCAGCAGCGCCACTTTGATTTGTAGCTGTACTTCCAAGATTGTAAACAGCTGCTCCAGACTCTATAGTTAAAGTTCCTTTGCAAAATATTCTATATCCTTTTGTGTATAAAATAACACCACTTTTTATAGTAAGACTATCTGCATATAAATCTTGTTTTAATTGCCATTTATTATTTTGAATCCAATCAAGAATAACATTATCTGTTGCACCATGTATATGATGCCCATCGCTTTGTCTACCTACTGTAGCATCGTTAGTAGATGTATACAATGTAATAGTACCATCAGCTCCATTACCAAATAATCTAGTTCTTTCTATGAGATAAGTATTAGAGGTAATATCTCCATTAGTTGCAAATGTTATATTATTATTAGCAAAAGAAGCAGAACCATCTCTATTTATTGACCAATTATCAGTATAAATATTACCATCAGATTGCATTGTTATTTCATTGCCACTAGATGTAGCACCTGTGATTTTATTATTTGTAATAGTCCATCCACCAACACTTCCACTAGTAGCTGCTCCTACAGCTCTAATAGTCGAAGTAGAATCTTGATTAGATGTTGCTCCTGAAGCAGCTCCTGATTCAATTGTAGAAGCAGCTGTGCTTCCTATTACTACACTTCCATCTATAGATAGGGTGCTACCATTCCAAGCTAATTTATTTCCTAATGAAAAATTAGAACTACTATCTACATAGAATGGTGTATTAGAATTATTATAAGTACCAGTTCCAGTATAGATTTTACTTGACGCCATATTTATTCCACCAATTTTACCACTAGTAGCTACTATCTCTCCTTTTAAATAGACACTATCGCTATATAAACCAAAACCACTTAATGCATTTCCACTATTAATATCACTATCAGTTATACCGTTAAGCTTCCCTAGTCTTACTTGAGGAGCATTTCCAGTCCATTCATTATATGAATTTATACTAGACTTTATATCTATAAAAGGTGCTCCATTATCATCTGCCGTTAGATATACTATACCATCTCTATTTGCCGTATCTCCTGTATTTCCTATTCGTACAAATTCATCACCAGATGAAGGAGTTGAGCTATTAGTATAATTTGCTGCTGCTGTAACTGTAACAACTCTACCACTAACTGCAGTTACTTCGTAAACCATCTTTTTAATAACATCTGAGCTACCACTTTCTGTTGCATTACCTGCAACCAAAGCTCCTGGCTTAACTCTTTGCATCATTATAAGGTCACCATCGGCAAATGGGCATAAATTATTTTCACTAGGATCTTCAAATGTTATTTGATTACTGCTATAACTTTCTACTTTAGCAGCTGATGATACAAATATTGAACCATTAGTAGCTCTTATCTGTTGAATAAGAAGCTCATAGACACTCATAGTGCCTCTAATAGTTAAGTTATTAAATTCTGCCTCATATTCATTATTATTTTTAGATATTTTCCATCCTCTTCCACCAAATCCAGTAACAAATTCTGATGTCCCTATTTGACCATCTGAAAAATTAGAACTAGAGTATGTACCTAAAGTTATATCGTAGAAAGAAGGACTAGAAGAGCTTGTTAAATGTTGACCTGTATTGTAAGCTAATTGAGTATCAGTTATAGAATCATTTGTAACTTGTATATCATCAGCATTAGCAGTTATACAAGTACCTCCAACTACATTTAAAGTTCTAGTAGAAGTAATAGTACCTCCACCAGTTAATCCTGTACCTGCAGTTATAGAAACTGAGCTATGGTCAATATGTTCATTACTTACAAATCCTGCTAAACTATCATGATTAGGAGCAACTGCGCTTGTTGCATCATAATTTAATGTACCATTGGCATTTGTTGTAACTCTACTATTTAACCAAGTATCGCTAGATGAAACACCAGTTCCTCCGTCAGCTACCGCTAAATCTGTTATCCCAGTTATATTACCACCGTTAACATCTATATTGCTAAATGCTGGTACGCCTGTAAAAGAATGATTAGCGCTAACTGTTCTTGCTATTGTATTGTGAACATATTGAGCATGATCGTCGCTTGAAAGATTATCTAAACCAGAGTGATTTGAACTTGCAGTTCCTCCTCCAGCAGAGGACGCCGATGAAGAACCACCAATTACTACAGTTTTTTCTATAGTAGTCCCAGCTCCTCCTATAGATTCCCATTTACTATTCTTCTTAACATACTGAGTAGTAGTACCACCAATATCTCTAATAGTTATATCACCATTAGCTCCTTCAGAGTTAGTCGGCAAACCCTTTTTAAGGGTTTGCTTATTAGACTTTAAGTGCCTATTCAATCTTGCACTTCTATCTAACATTCTTACTCCTATAAACAACATTGATATCGTTTACTTCAAAACCTACAGGTATATTACTTACACCAACACCTGAATCGGAATCATAATGTTTTAATCTCACTTGATAACTTCGAGCATTATTAACTCCAGAGACATCAAATTCTTGTACTGTAAAGTCAGTATAATTATCTAATTGTCCTAATTCTGTCCAAGTTCCTGCCCTGTCTGCTCTGCCATAGCATTTTATTGATTTAGCAGCACCAAGTCCTTTGTGTGTAACGTGAACACTATAAATCTTTTTTCTTACCGCAGAACTATCAAATACAAGATCTCCAGTTATAACTTCATAATCACTTTTCGCTGTTGTTGCTGTATCAGACCAAGTATACCACTTGCCATCAGCTGGTTTAAAAGTTTTAACAGTATTATCAATATCTAATACATAATTTGTGTAGTTTGTGTTTTCAAATACACCAGAAGCCCTAGTCCATCCTCCAGTATGAATTGTGTATTCATACACATCAGCTCCATTAGTTCCACCAACAATCATAATTTTATCCTGCTTAGGAATATAAAAAATTTGAGCTTTATTACCCGCATCACTAACATGAGTTTTCCAAGTCTCATCTTCTAATAACCCATTAGTTACATTATTAATTTGTTTACCATCAAAATAATAAGCGCCATTTTCATTAAACCAAGCTATACCTGTGCTCATTTCAACCACCCAGTAAGGGTATTTTACTCCTAATCCAGTATGGGAGTCTTCTAAAAATTCTTGATCACTTGTAATGTTAATTATATGAAGCTTATTATTTTTATATTGAAATAACCTATCAGCATAAGCTGCTAAAGTAACAATAGAATCTCCGTCTTGCTTTACCACTTCAATAGATCTACCTTCTTCTGGAAAGGCGTCATAATCAAATGTTTGTGATTTTATCATTCTGTCGGGATAATGAACTCCATCAATATATACATTTCCTACATATGCTTTATTATTAGTAATAACAATAGACTTATATCTAGCATCTATACTATCTTGTTTGTGTGAAAATCCATTCCTTGCTTGGTAAGATTCAACCATCGGTATTGTATCGTTATAAACAACGGTTGAGCCAGATGTGGTACTCGAATCAACTGTTGAAAACTGAGTAGTAGTATCTGCAGTTCCAGGCCATTCTGTATCCCAACTACCTCTTAATCCTTTTACAAAATCTAATTCTGCTACCATATATGGAGTATCTTCTTCAAATGCATATAAAACTGCACCTGTTATTCTTTTATTAGCAAAGGTCTTTACTCCTGCTTGAAATAATGTAGCATAACCATCTGTCTTTGTTCCTAAGTTTACAGTCCCAATCTCTCTTAAAAGACTTTCAGATCTCTTATCGTCATAAGTATACGAATAAGCGAACTTTCTATTCCCTAATAAGTCTGTCCCTTGTTGCCCTTTATCTCCAGTCCTTACATCACAAACTGAAAGAGCTACAATAGTAGTATCCAAAGAATCGCTTCCACTTTTTTCAACAGTAACATCCCAAGACCACTTTATCAGATTTATAGTATTATTATCTAAGTCATTTGAATCAGCTTCATCGTAGGGTAATTCTAGAACAAACCAATCTGTATCATTTAAAGATATTCTAGATGCGGGTATCGTATAAGAAATATAATCATCACTATCTAATGGATTAGCTGAATTAAACATCTGTATTTTTAAATTTCTAAATATAACGGTAGTTTCACTTGAAGCTGCATATCCACCATTCCAAGCATCAAAGCTTTTTTGATCTTTTAATTTTACTGTCATATAAACACTACCATCAGTAGGGAAACTAAATGAACTTGAAAAATACTGGTTGTTTGCACTACCATTTTGCATAGTAGTACCTATACCAAGGTAGCCGCTTCCAGAAAAAACATTATCTCCACTAAGATCTGGGGAATATCCTAGGTCTATAGTTCGATTAATATAAGTATAAGGATTCTCAAATAGCTGATTTTGGGCTACAAATATGTTATCTCCTGAAGAAGAACTTGTCCACCACTTATCATAATTATCTGCCATGCTATAATTATGAATTTCAGTAGTATTTAATCTTGCAGTAGAAACCACCCAAGTTATATCATCTGCTGTAGCATCGCCAGATGCGCTCATTAAGGATGTTTTAATATTAGGACCAGAGGTAGGAGTAGTTAATTCAGCTTTATTTGCATGCCAGGCAGCTATATTATCAGCCCCAGTACATCCTTTAAAATTATGCCTCTTAATATAGCCTAACCAATAATTGGGATTAGTAGTATTATTGAAATTGGCATCCGATACTCTTATAGCACCATTAGCGTAGGAAAACGTAGGTTTTCCTCCACCACTAGCACCATCAGTAGCCCAAGGACTAGATAAATCGACTACTTCTGCCCATGCTGAGATATTTAAAGATACAGTTACTGGAGATCCTCCCCATCCAGGAATATCGGCATTATTGCTCATAACAAATACAGTGCTATTTGTTATAGATGCTACTGTAGTATCTGCTGGAACATTAGTTCCAACTACCTCCATTCCAACGGTTATCCCAGTAGTGCTAGATACAGTAACATTAGCACTGTTATCAGTAAGTCCTCCGTTTATAGTTATATGAGCTAGGCCGTGATTCCAATAAAGTTTATTAGTTTGCTCACTGTAGGCGATAAGATAGTCTGTATTGTTATCATCAGTACCACTAGCACCAGAGAAATTAGCATCACTACTAAACCTAAAGAAACCATAACCTGGGTGAACACCCGATGAACTGTTGGCAGTACTGGCCCAGTCACTACCGCCCGATACAAGGTTGCCAATAAGTTTGAGTGTGCCTTTTGAATCCGCTTTAACATTTAGTGCCTCCACTAATTGAGTTTCAAGGATATCTCTCTGATCATCTTTGCTATTTATTCCACCGTGAAATGGATTTATTTCATATACTCTTTTTGGCATTACCGTCTATTACTTCTCCCCATACGCTTGTTACTCCTTTCACAATTTCGACCACATCGACTTTAAAAGTACCACGTTCAAACCAATCAATAATACCAAAAGCGTGGTTCCAATTATGTAATCGACCTCTAAGCCATTGGTTCTTCTCTCTAGACATATCTTTAAGACAGCCCATAGACCAAGCACCAATAGTGCCACCAAGCTTGGTAAGCGTATGCCTTTGAACATCGTGCGTATGCCCGTACATAATGTTTTCGCCATAAGTTTCAAGATGCTTTTTAGCGTGATATGTAGTTGCAAACGCTCCATGTATAAAGGCTAGCTTTCCAATCTTAAGAGGCTCATTGTGTCCATAGTATTTATACTTTCTTTCTTTCATCTTACAAGCTTCTCTAAACTTGTAATCTTTTAAATACGGATATCGTTCAACAAAGAAGTCTAACCATATATCATGATTTCCAGTAACCATGTATTTTTGCTTAACACCAGCCTTTTCGCATGCTTCATCAAACTGATCTAAGCCGTCATTAACTGCCTTAATCTCTTTCTCAACTTCAGGCAAGACATACTCGAGAGGAGGTCTTTTTCGATTTCCCTTGTACTTCCAAGGTGAAACCGACTCCCACTCTCCGACATCGCCTAAATTAATGAAGATATCAGGCTTCACTAACTCTATCGCTCTCAAAACACAATTAACTGCCTCCTGAGAGTGAATTGGGAAATGTTGATCTGGAATCACTATTCCCCTTCTAACAATTTTCATATACTATCCCAAATGTTTGGTTACAGCATCTTTAAAGTGCCTTATAGTACCAGCTCCTAGCTCTGTATTGTAATTTTTCTTCCAATATTTAGCCATACCATTTGTATCAGAAGGAATACGACCTGGAGATCTCCAATATTTTAACCTGCAATGAATAATGCCTGCAGCAATATTAGTCTCTAGTACGTCACTCCAAACTTTCATATCACTTTTAACCCATACTTCTAAGGGAGTATTTGTGACTTCTGCGCATTTTGAAAGTAGACGCTTTCTAAACTTTAAATAAGAGACCACATTATCATGTGCGCTAGCGGGTTCGACCTGCCAGAAGCCCCTTGCAGGGCCCGAAATCTGCCTTATATAGCGATAACCCGACTCAACGATACCTGTGGTCAAAACTAACTCTATTGCGTCGTCAGACGCAAATTTGGAGCCTAAACCCCTTAAAGTATCCTTAACGTGATCTCTTATCTGTGGAATATGGATCATCCCATTGATTCCAACAAAGCTTTAACTTGTTCCCAAGCCTCATCGTCCTTCTTTGATTTAGTAAATTTCACGGCAGTATCACCTATCATAAGTAACAATCCAACCATTCCGTGTTTTCTAACTAATCTTCCTATAATTCTTTTCAACATAGTCTATTTTCCTTTTCCAACTAGTTTATAGATTGATTTTTTAACACTAGTCCACAATAGGTCATCCCAAGTGGATGGACTGAGTGCGACTGCCTTGTCAATCGCGAGAATACAAATAACGACGTATTCCCAATTATCAACTAAGACCTGGACAACTTCTTTCATATCCATAATATTCATTCTCCTTTAACGAATGCAATTATAGCGGTTAAGACAAGAGATATAGTCACACCAACACCTTTTATCAGGGATTGAGATTGTTCTACATCTCCAAGTCTACCGTTCTGAACAGCTAGATGTTCTTCTATCTTATCAAGTTTCTTAAAGATAGTTTTTTGATATGCTCTCGTTTCCGATACAATATCTCTCATTTCATCTCGCTGTTCTTGAACGCTTTTAGCCATAATCTATTTTTTAGGTTTCTCTTTTGGAGTTTCTTTTTCAGCTTCCTCTTCAGATATTACTGATTGAGTAAGCTCAATAGCTCCTTCAAGTTTTGTCTTTAAAGTAATTGCTTCATTAGCTTTTTGAGTAACATCTTTATATTGCTCAATTAGCTGCTCTAGCCTTTCTTTATTAGTCATCAACTTGCCTTTCTTTTATTACGATAAGCCCTTCTGTTACCGATCTTAAATTAGTCAGTAGAACGCCCATTTATACGTCCCTTCATAAAATTTATATCATCGGAAATGTCATTCATTTCCTTAATTAAATCTTCATGTCTTCTATCTCGTTGCTCATCTGATCTATTCCATCTATCAATGAGTTTGATGCAAATATCTTCAATCTCAGCAAGTTTATGGATCATTTGAGTCTTTAAAAATTGTATCATGCCAATAAAGAGTAAAACAATAACTCCCATTGCACCATATTCTGCATATGCTTCCATTATGGCTTCTTTATCCCCATTTTTTGTAATAAGCTCCTTTGTTCTTTTACTTCTTCCTCTAATTCATTCAAGTGGTCTTGTTCCATTCCTTTAACAGCTGAAGTCAATACAGTAACTCTATCTTCAATATCATTCAATCTTATAGATATTTCTTGAAATTTCATTTGCGCTTGATACCAACTTCCTGTAACAACGCCAACTGCTAACATGGCTTTAATTAAAAAAGCAACCGAAATATGCACTTGAGCATCTTCACTAATACCCTTCATCTATTTCAAACTCCGTTGTGTCTGATGGTAATTCAGTTCTAATTCCAATCTTTTCTTCAAAATTATTAAGAGCAGGTTCTAATGTTCCTCTAGCATCTGCAATCATAATTACAACAGCAGCTACACAATGTAAATAGAACCACGTCATCTTGTTTTGTTTATTGTATACATAAGATATCCGAATATTGCAAAAATAATTATTATTGGAATAATGTTCCCACTATTCACTTTTTCTTACCTTTACCTCCACCCTTTTTTCTTCTATATTCACCACTAGGCTTTTTAGGCTTTCTTTTTATTACTACACTTTTAGAATAAATTTGAGGTGGTTGATATGTAGTATCAAAGTAATTATAATTATCTGTATTCCAACCAACCGTATATGAGTTAGGATAGTATCTGTAAGCAAATGCACTTGTTCTGTAGATCTTAACCACTTTTCCACTGTCGGAATAAGTAATTACTTGTGAGGGAACAGGTTCTCCTATATCCCCACTAATAACATACCCAAAAAAAAGACCGACGATAAATTCAATCATACTAAGCCGATCTTTATTATTATAGCCCAAGCGAGGGCAATATATGTTATTCTAATCACTACCATTATTAATTCTTTGCATATTTATATAAAATCTTTCAAAGTCAAGACTTGTACTGTCTATTTGCATTTGTATTGTTCTCATTAATGAATCTACTTCAAACATCTCTTGTGCTAAATCTTTACGAACCTTACCTATCCTTACATCTTCACAAGATAAAATTATAATAGAGCTTAAAAGAATA